CACTATGAAAACATATATTGAATTTGAGACTTACAAAGTATCTATAGACTGCCTTGAAAAGTCTTTTAACCAAGCTTGTAAAGAGTTGCAAGGCTACGCTAAAAGCTCGCTTGGATTGACTTTAAATAAAGATGATCGATGGAGGGAATTAAGACAAGTTAAGGCTATCTATCAAAAGGGAATCCAAAAACTTAATCGAATGATACCTAAAAGTTATTTGTTAAGATTAAGAGATGAAAGAAAGAAAACACTATGAAAATACAACACTATCAACCTTGTTATTTAGTTCAAGATATTGACGAATATATTTATGAAGATATTTTCAATGTCCTTTATGGAAGTTGCTCTAATCGTGAAGATGAAATTTTAATGAGTTTACATTTACTTGGGGTCTGGATGGAAAATGATTTTAAGAATGAAGCTGAATGCCTTGATGAATATACCTGTGACTTTTTAAAAGATGTTTACTACAAAATAAACAAAGAAACTGGTTACATAATATTTAGACTATGAGCGTAACCGAATACATAGACGAAGTGCCTTTTGTGTACCGAGTTGTAAGTGATTACAAGGAAGTCTACATAGAATGGCACTTAAAAGACTTACCTCACCTGTTCACTGGACGAGCGAGTAGTCACGAAGAAAAGATCGAACAATATAAATCGGTCTTAAAGGAACTAAAAAAGAACAAATCAACCAACCAATAATATGAAAAAACCAAGAAAGAAAAGAACTACAATTAAAAAATACGGCTTGTACGCTGAGAGTAAGAGCTTAAAAGGTGTTATTGAAAAGCGACAGATAAGCACCATAGAAACTAGAGACGGAATTGAGGAGGCTAACAGGTCAGGTAGAGACTTGTCTAAAATGCTAGGGATGAAATTCTTACACGCTAGGGAACTAATAAAACAATGAGCTTAGAAATGCTACTAATGTTTATGTTAATCTTCTTGCTGAGTCTTGGATTCTTATATACAGACTAATGAATTATAGCACGATAGAAGGATGCATTAGACAAACAACCAACAATAAAATTATGAATACTATAACTAAAGAGTTCCCTTTTGAGGAGATTAGAAAACCTTGTGGAAATTATTTTGATAGCTGGCAAGATGCTAAAGAACAAGGTTTTGATGATGATCAGATATGGTCAGTAATTAATGTAGATGATACCTTTTGTTATTGTCCACCTCACCACTATGTAAACCATATTGGACACATAGCGACAAACGAAAGACATGATGGTAAAACTTATTACGAAGAAGAGCTATGAGAACAGAGATAACACCTAAAGATTTTAAATATATAAACCAACCTAGAAATATGATAGAAGAAGAAATATATAGTGGAGTAGATGATGATGGAATTGAAATCATGCTACGCAAACTAGATGAAACAAGCTGGATAGTAGATGTCAGACAACAAGATGACTACCTTGAAGGTTACGAATACGAAAACTATTCAGATGCTTTGAACCAATACAACAAACTAAATGTAAGTGAATAGAAATATGATAGAAGAAACCATGCACTTTATTATGACCGAGCACTTCAAAGGAGTACTTGACCCTGACCATAAATACTTTGAACTGTACCTGTCCTTACAAAAACTACTGGAGGAATATAACAATGATGGAAAATAAATACTGGTTACTAGAACCCTTAGACAGCTACTTAGATATAAACCAAGACGACATTGATGAGATGAGAGAGGAGGCTGGTCTTGAACCTGATGCAATGACATTAGCGAAAGCCAAGAAAGAGGAGGAGGAAACAAATGAGTAGTGATGAAGATTTTGATGAGGTGTATTACACTACCAGAGAGTTTGAATTGGAGGTAAAGAAAAAGTTTGAACTGTTTTGGATGAATAACCAACTAGGATATGATGAGGTTGGACGATTGATACGAACAGATATACCAAGAAGGAAACCAAAGGAATGGAGAGAGTTCGTGTGGGGTTCTATCAAAAATAGAAAGATTAAAAGTGAGTAAAAAACGAGTAAGTGGACACCCGAAAGACGAGTATACTTGGGAGCAGTCAATGGTAGAGTGGGGAAAGCACAGGTACAGGAAGATGAAGGAGGTATATAAAGATAACAATTACCTGTCCGAACAACCAAGCTATAAGAGACTAGGACGAGCGATACACGAGGACGTAGAGAATGCAATAGCAAGGTACTTTGAAGATTGTTCAAAACCTGATGCACCTGTACCTTTATGGCTTCCTTTTGTATGGGATTTAGAACCCAGTGTGATTGCATATCTTGGCATTAAGAAATTATTTGATTTGTTAATTGACGAACCAAACATAACTGCCGCGAGTTTTGAAATGGCAAAAGCAATCGAAGATGAAGTACGTGTCCGTTACTTTAAAAAGCACATGAACAAAAGCGATTGGATGCTACTGGAAAGGGATAGAAAGGACGCGAAGAGTAGGTATCGTTTTATGTCCCACTTCTGGGCAAAGGAAAGGAAGTTCCACAAACAAGGAAGGTATAAACGCTTTGATCTTTTTAAACAACACCATAAAGCAGTGATTGGATGTTGGTTATTAGAAGTGATACGCTTACAAACCAATTTGTTTTCTGTCCGTGATCGATTCTGCCAAGGTAGAAAGACAAAGAAGATACTAGTTCCGAACCCTAAAATGTACGAGTGGATCAAGAAGTATGATGAACACTGTGAAGTCTTGTCTCCCTTTTGGTTAGCTACTCTTGAAAAACCTATCGAATGGAATGATAACTGGGGTGGTGGATACAGTTCTATTGAACTCCCACAACTTCCTATTATGAAGAGGAGTGATATGTCCAGGGATTTATCCAAAGCATACGAACCGTTGAACAAGTTGCAAAATGTACCGTATCGATTGAACAAGAAGCTTTATGAAGTCATGCAATGGGCGTGGGATAATGACCTGTCCATCGGAGCGATGCAAAAGAGTCAGTTACTAGAACCACTTGAACCAATCGAAGGACTGGTACAGAAAGACCCTGAAGCTTTTATCGAGTGGAAGAAGAAGGCAAAGTATATCTACGAATTTAATCAACGGACGAACGGACAACGGATGAGGTGTTTAAAAATCTTACACGTCTGCAAGTTATACTCCGACAAGGAAAAGATATTCTTTCCAGTTCAAATGGATTACAGAGGACGAGTGTATTATGTACCTAGCTATGTTAACCCACAAAGTTGTGACCTTGGAAGGAGTTGCTTGGAGTTCTTTAACAGCGTACCAATTACTAACGAGAAGGAGAGCAGGTGGTTGTTGATTCACGGAGCAAATGTATGGGGTACAAAGGGGACTTATGAAGAACGCATTGCTTGGATAAAGAGCCGTGAAAATGAGATAAAAGAATGTGCATCTGATCCTTTTAACAATAACTATTGGCAAGAAGCTTCTAATCCTTGGGCATTCCTGGCGTTTTGTTTTGAATATCAAGGGTTTAAGGAAGAAGGTTATGGTTTTGAAACGAGATTACCTTGTCACATGGACGCTACTTGTAATGGTGTACAGATTCTATCTTTACTTTTAAAAGATGAGGAGATAGGAGGGTGGACAAACTTAGTACCACAAGATAAACCAAAAGATTTATACCAAGAGATATGTGACCGTGTGAACGCTAGATTGCACAGGAATAAAAGCCAACACTCTCTCGCTGGTGACTGGTTAAAGTGGGGTATATCAAGGAAGTATGTTAAGAAGATCGTGATGTGTAAACCTTTTGGAATGAATAGCTACTCTAGTGTGGATGAAGTAGAAGATGTATTCAAAAAGGAGGTGCGTAACGGACGAGTTAATCCTTTTAGTAACAATGAATATGTGGAAGCTATGCTCTACCTTGCTACCTTGATTAATGACGTAGCAAATTGGATGCTTGATAAACACATTACATACATGAGGAACTTGAAAAGGCAGATACGGAAATGTGATAAAAAATTTACGTGGACTTCTCCCTTTGGATTACCTATTGAACAGGAGCTTGTTAAGAAAGATAACCTTTATGTCAAGTCGGTCCTTAATATGCAAAGCATTCAAGTAAAGTACCGTAGAGATAATGATTTAATTTGTCCTTCGCAAATGGCTAAAGCTATTGTACCCAACGTGATACATAGTATTGATGCTAGTGTGGTACATTTTTTAGCTTGCAAATTCAAAGGTGATGTCTCATCTATACATGACAGCTTTGCAACTCAAAGTCCTAACGCACCGAAGATGCACCAACAATTGAGAGAGATATACCAAGAGATTTTTAGTAACGACATCGGGAATAAGTTCAACAACGAAGTCGCTACACAAACTGGAACAAACGAACTGGAAGACAGCATAGAACTAGGCACACTTGATGTGTCTGCATTAAACGACTGCCAGTACCTGTTCTCATAAAACAACAAATAGAAAGAAGAAAGAGATGGCTATAAAAAGTAGATCAAAATTAGACAGTATAACTACACCTGTAGGAATTGCTAAGTACCCTTGGGTGAACACACCTAGTACTAAGTTTGTAGAGGGTGGTGAGTATAGCTGTAGCATAGTGTTAACAAAAGAAGAAGGTGATGTTATTGTAAAGCAATTGAAACCTATCTTTGAAGAAGCAATACTGGAGAAGAGTGAGGAGCTGGGTAAGAAGGCTAAGTCCTATGAGTTACCTATTCAACTTGAAGGAGACTCTTACATCCTCAAAGCAAAGTTGAAACCTGTTAACGGAATAAGTAAAATGACTGGTAGTCCGTACACACGTTCGCTTGGATTGTTTGATTCAAAGGGTAATCCTTGGGACAAAGAAACAATAGTACGAGGTGGTTCAAAGGTACGCCTTAACGTACGCCCTAAGACCTGGTTCACTTCCTTATTAGGAGTAGGATTATCGTTAGAGTTATTGGCTGTTCAAGTAATTGAATTGTCAGAGGGTGAGTTCACAGAACAAGCAGCTGATTCATTTGGTTTTACTGCTGTTGAAGGTGGATATGTTAACGGAGGTGAAACCCTTGACCAAGCACTTGATGCCGAAGAGGAAGAAGACACCCTCACTGCCGACTTTTAGGAGTGGGTTTGAAGAGAGAATAGCTGCTCAATTAAAACGTCACGGAATAGATTACAAGTACGAGACATTAGTCATTGAGTATAAGAGACTTAGTACCTACACTCCTGACTTCATCCTTCCCAACGGAATCATAGTAGAGACCAAGGGAAGATGGGTCACGGAGGATAGGTCTAAGCATTTACTAATCAAACAACAGCATCCTGATTTAGACATTAGGTTGTTGTTTCAAAACGCCTACAATAAAATACGCAAAGGTAGTAAGACTACTTATGCAATGTGGTGTGAAAAGAAAGGAATATTATATGCACATAAACAAGTACCAAAGTCATGGCTTTCACTAACACACATCAGCAATGTGCAGAGTGTGGGTCGAGTGACGCTGTCGGAGTCAACGCAGACGGAAGCACAATGTGTTTCAGTTGTGACACATACAGTAGACCTAAAGGGGGAACTGTAAAGGTGAGTAGTAACAGTAGTAGTGAAACATCATTTCTTACTGGTGAGTACACAGACATAACAAGAAGAAACTTAACAAGTGAAACCTGTCAGAAGTGGGGTTATCAATTAGGATTCTTTAATAAAGAACCAGTCCAGATCGCTAACTATAGAAGTAGGGATGGCACATTAGTAGGACAAAAGATACGCACTGCGAATAAACAATTCCACATCCGAGGAGAGTTGCTTGGTCTATACGGTCAGCACCTTTGGAAGGATGGAGGAAGAAGAGTAGTGGTGTGTGAGGGTGAAGTGGATGCGTTAAGTATTTCACAAGCGTTCGGGAATAAGTGGGCAGTAGTATCTGTACCTAACGGAGCAGGGGCAGCAAAGAAGTACGTTAGTCAATCAATCGATTGGTTAGAGTCCTTTCAAAAAGTAATCTTCTGCTTTGATAACGATGATCCAGGAAGAAAAGGAGCAACAGAATGTGCTGCTCTTTTAACTCCAGGTAAAGCATCAATTGCAGAGCTACCGTTAAAGGATGCCAGTGACATGATCGTGGCAAAGCGTAGCGAGGAGTTGGTGAATTGCTTATGGCAAGCGAGGGAGTACAGACCTGATGGGATAGTGGGAGGAGAAGAGATATGGGAAGCTGTGATAAAGGAGGATACTTCTGAGTCACAACCCTATCCGTATGCTTCTTTGAATGACATGACACACGGTAT